CGTTTAGCGGTGTCGTCAGGGAATACGATAACGACGTAACCTGCCACCAGCATACCTGCTAGTGGCTCGGCTACGGCGATACGATTACGCTGAGAAGATGACTTCGGTGTATCCGTTGAGTCTGTCATGTGTGGTTACTAATCCCTTCTTGCCATTGAGGTGCTTGTATGTGCCGTCGCCCTGTGATACCCACATGGACTTAGGCTTGAAGCGTGTCTGCTCGGGTGTTGCTTTGAGGATAGTACCTCGAGGATAGAAATCTTGTTCATCTCGCTCAATCATATCAGCTACCGAGTATAAATCCTCAGCGATATTGGATAGTCCGGCGGATAGATAAGCAAGTGTATCTGCTAGTAGTTCTTTGTTTGTCATGGGTATTTATCTCCTTGTTGGTTGGTTAGAATTGTACTGCTTCTTTATCTTTATTATATACTCTTACCCAATGGTTGTCAAAGTCGTTGCTTTGTCTGGGATAGACACGGGCAGAATATGGGGTGTAGCACATACAGTCTTGCCATGTGCTCATACATGACATACACGTGTCACAATATTGGCATACTTCTGCCGACAAGTCTATGTCAATTAGCGCCTCACAACTGGGACACATATCTATGATTACCTCTTGGTCATTGGCGAGTAGCAACTCGTTATAGTATAACTGCTCGGCGTCATAGTCTGAGTCCGTGTATGATTTGGTGGTGGTAGTGGTGGGTGTATAGGTTGTCTTGTATGTAGATGTGTACGTTGTACGCTTGTGGCTACTGTTAGACCACCATACACCATGCTCGTCCCATGTACCTAGATGTTCGTTGATTAGGTACAGTTGGTACTGTGCTTTTGGATTAGTCGTGAGTACCGCTATCTTATTACCGGTAGCCCACGCTTCTATCATGCGGTAGATATTGGTATCCTCTAAAGCAAGGACACCGCCGAGTCTAGGTAAAGTATCCTCGGCAAAGACACGCGTATCGCTACGCTTGTCATGCTTGTCGATAAAGGTATCTAGTACACCATTGTGTGCTAGTACTGTATCGGTATCGTCACCCACTTGGAACGGGTGACAGTTAGCCTCATTTTTTACACCATGCGTAGCATAGCGGGCATGCCAGATAGCATAGCCGTGAGGATTTTGTTGGCGCATGTGGATAAACTTAGACACGGCTTTGCGAGCAGACATGGTACGATAACGGAAAATCTTGCCGTCAATTACCATAGCGAACCCGTAGCCGTGTGGATTAGCACACGCGCCGGCTGTAAGTTCCTCTCTCTTTGGTATAGAGTTAGGCTTACAGACAACTAATAGACACATACAACACCCCCTAAGCGTTGAGTAGTGGTCGGTTATCAAGGTTAGTGCTAGGCACTTTTGCCATACGCACATATAAGTTGGGGTATAAGCCGTTGTTGCTGGCTACCCAGTCGGCGAACCACTCCCAACTAAGCATGCCTAACTTAACGTCAGACACGCTCAAGTCGCGTGTGTACTCGACCGCAGCGTGAGTAAGTTCAAGGGCAGACATAACACCCTCTCGCTTCATGTTGCCTCTAAAGAAGCGCAACTCTAGTGTGTGTTCATTGTTGGTATTAACCGCGCTATATCTCTCGTTGGCTTGAAACCCATTAGGTCTGACTTTGTGGCGTACTGTAAAGCGTGGTATGCCATAGTCATCATGTAGGTACACGTCATTGAAGGTAGCATAGCGGTTAGCCTTACGACCCCCTAGTTTAGACATCTCTCTAGGGTTTTGATAAATCATGCGGATAAATCTGTGGATATGTGCGCCAGACTTGAACGCGTTGCGAGATACATGGACATGTAGCCCACAACTATTGGTATCCCATGAGCGTGCTTCGTACTTGTCGCGCAACTGCTCAATGGTATCCCATAAATCTTTGGCATGCTCATAGGCATACAAGGTATGCGGGTGAGTCACTAACTCAAAGCCGCGCCCGTTGATACTGCCGTCATGCTTAAGGTATGCCGTGCGTGTGTCTGATAGTATGCGGGTACTCTCTACTGCTTGAGCATACTCAGAGCCGGTGATGCGGTTGAGTTCCATTTCCAACTCGAACCCCATAAACAAGCCGTGCTTATCTATGCCGTGAAACTCTGGGTCTGGCTTGTAGCGATAGTCTTGAACTAACTCGTTAGTAAAACCGCCGTCACAAGTATAGCAATTCTCATCAGAGTCGTAATACTCGTCACAGTCCTCGCAAAAGTTTGCGCTATGCTCTAAGCAATATTCGCACCAAGTATAGTCACCTACGCGGGCATTACTGTATCGCCTAGCGTTGATGTGCTCGTCACACCTATCGCAGTAAAAACTGTCGTTTTCGTAGCATGCTTGACACCAACTCTCGCCGGATACTGTGTACCAATCGTCATTACTCATGCCGATATTGTCACAATGCTCACAAGTACAGATACAGTCAGAGCATACCCACGCCTCATAGTGCGTGAGGTACATGTTGTCCTCTGTATCCTCGTTGTGGCACGACTGACAGGATACCATATCCTCTGTCGTGTCCTCGTTGTCTATCATAATCACCCCCTAAGTGATTTTGTTAGTCGTATTATACTAAGTTAATCCTCATCTGTCCAGTCATCATAGATGTTATCATCTACAAAGTCGCACAGTTTTGTGTGTTTTTCGTCACAGATTTCGCAAGTCGTACTCACACGCTCGCCTTGTTGTCAAGTCGGGTCTGTGCTTGGTCTATCATCATGTTGGAAATCTTATCGCGTAGGTTATCCACGAACTGTTGGAGTCCGGTGAAACCCTGTGTCTTGAGTCTTGCCGACTCGTTGCGTAGGCTAGTGCGTAGCGTGTCTAGTTCGCTAGGCGTTAGCACTATCAGATAGTCACCATTACTCATAGTATATCACACCCCCTAAGGCGTGTCAAGTGCGGTATTTCCGCGTGTCGCGCTAGGGTCTTGAACCCTCGCACCCGTTAGGTGTGCGCGACTTACTATCTAGTGCCCTTGTAGTCCTGCTAGGCGTGTCTGCTTGTTGGCGGGTCGTAGGTCTGCCCGTGCTAGGCGTACCTTCTGCCCAAAAATCTCTCGCTTGTCCTGCCTATCTAGAGCGCGGTTAAGTCGCTCATAGTGGGCAAGTATTTCGTCTAGTCGTGTCGCCACGGCTACCCCCTATTACTTGTCGTGGATATTGAACCCTTGCGCTATCGGTTGAGCGTTAGCGCGGAGTTGTGCTAGTATAGCATTTTCTTGTGCCTCTGTCAAGTCGGGTTTAATCGTACGCTCGCCAGACATAACAACCTTGTAGGTGCGCTTGTGTAGGCGTACTACTTGCCCATGAACAAGCGGTGCTACTGTGCGTGTGTTGCCATGCTTGTCGGTGATAGTCACCGGTGAGCATACAGCACCCGTTAAGTTTAGGTTGCGCTTACCCCACGGGCGACTAGCCCGTATTGTAGGCGGTGTCATTACGATACTACCCGACCCATGATAAACACGGGTCACTTTACCTTCTCCCTTCTCTAACTTGTTGAGCCAATTCTAGCATGTCTAACCTTGCTTGTCAAGTAGGCGAGGGTTTCGGCGTGTCGGTCAATTTCGGCGTAATACTCACGGGCGACCCGTTGCTACTAAGTATCTAATCGCGGAAATCAAAACCTATTTCCAAAACCCTCTATTTACTTGTTGCGCCTATTCTAGCAGATTTCTTGAACTTGTCAAGTCCTGCCTATTTCGGCGTGTCTTGTTTATCCTTGTCGGATAACTTGATGACGGGAAGAATACTACACCATAACCCTAAGCGTGTCAAGTTTCCCCCACGCTCAAAAATTGTGAATTAGGTCACACAGAAAACTCTCAGGAAACTCCCAGAATTAGGGCGGGCATTATACCATGAAACCCGCAACTTGTCAAGCACCTAGCAATTACGGAGTGTCTAGACATAACCGACACAATAGACCAATAGGGCAAAACGGACACCCACCGGAAACCTATCGAACACTTGTACTAATCGGACATAAGGGGCAAATACTTTTATTTAGGGTATAGGGGGCGATTTATAACAAGTCGGGCAGATAGTCAGTACCCTCAGAAATCTCTCAGATAACACTCAGATAACCCTCAGGAAACTCTAATACTCAGGAAACTCTCAGGTAATTCTCAGTTTGACCCCACGCCTATTAAACTGCTGTGCCCCGGCCGTGGTAGTCTCACCCTAAAATTTTCTGTTATAAGTAGGCCGGGTATATAAAATTCGGACAAATCAGGACATTATACCCTGAAAATATAAATATATTACGGAAACCTGTTCGGTTTCCAGATTTGAACAGGTTTTCTATATATGTAATAATAATTCCATATATAGAGCGAGCTTCGCTCTACGGCTCGCTCGCTTATATAATATTATATATAATATATAATATATATGGGGATGTACTGCCCGTTATCTGACGGGCGTTATTACTGTGATTTTAAGGGGTATAATGGGACGCAAACCAGGCAAGGTAGATATACCTATGGCCGAGGCTAAGGAGCGGGTGCTCCAGCAGCTGAGCCAGGGGGCTACCATTACCGGTGCCATGGCATCCGTGAATCGTAACGAAGTTACCTTCCGGCAATGGTCCCTGAAGGACCCAGAATTTAAACAACGAGCCGATACCGCCCGCCTAGAAGGCAAGGGCGTCAAGGCTGACTTGAAGAACCTAAAGGATATCTCCTTTGAGGAGTTCTCTGAGCAGTTCCTAGACACCAAGCTCTTTGACCATCACAAGGATTGGGTCGACTTGATTGAGGGGCGCGAGCCCCGCTGGATGCATCCGGCTATGGTGTACGAGCCAGGGGCGGCCAACCGCGTCCTGATTAACGTACCACCCGAGCACGCTAAGTCCACAGTCATCACGATTAACTACGTGACCTACCGACTAGCTGTAAATCCAAATGTACGCATCATTGTAGTCTCTAAGACCCAGGGCATGGCCCGCAAGTTCTTGAGCGCAATCAAGACCCGACTTTCCCACCCAAACTGGATTAAGCTCCAGACGGCCTTCGGCCCGAATGGTGGATATAAGGCAGATTCACAGACGTGGTCTGCCGATATGATTTACCTCGGCTCTGGCCGAGATTCAGGAGAGAAGGACCCAACGGTTCAGGCTCTCGGTTTTGGTAGCCAAATCTATGGCGCTCGCGCCGATTTGATTATCCTCGACGATGTTGTGATGAACTCAAACGCCCATGAATGGGAGAAGCAAATTGAATGGCTTCAGAAAGAAGTCATCACACGCTTAGGACGACACGGGAAACTACTAATCGTAGGGACCCGTGTTGCTCCGGTAGATTTATATAAAATGATTCGGGACGGTCAGCAATGGACCGGTGGCAAATCTCCGTTTACCTACTTTGCCCAACCAGCTGTATTGGAATTTGATGAGAAACCTAAGAATTGGAAAACCCTTTGGCCGTGGACGGACAGGCCCGAAGGTGAGAAAGATGAAGCAAATGAACAAGGACTATACCCCAAATGGGACGGGGGAGCTCTCTTCACTAGACGAAGCGAAGTGGCGCCTTCTGTCTGGGCAATGGTATATCAACAAGAAGACGTCGTCGAAGACGCAATCTTTCCGCCAGCAGCAGTTGCAGGATGTGTCAACAGTATGCGAAAGCGCGGACCGCTTAAGCCAGGTGCTCCGGGTCATCCCAAGAATTTAGAATCAACCTATACGGTTATTGGTCTAGACCCTGCGATGACGGGGAACACGGCAGCGGTGGTCTTGACATATAACCGTGCTGATAGCATGATTTATATTTTAGATGCTATCAACATGACTGACCCAACACCTATGAAGATTCGTGCCCTGATTGAAGAATGGGTACCAAAGTACAAGCCTCAGGAATTACGAATTGAAATCAACGCACACCAGAAAGCATACGCACTCGACGATGAACTACGAGGCTGGCTCTCGATGTACGGCTGTCAGCTTAACTCTCACTTCACTGGTAAGAATAAGTGGGATACTAGCTTCGGTGTGGCTTCTATGGCAGGTCTTTTTGGCACTCTTAGAGATGGAAGATTCCAAGACAACAACATAATTGAACTGCCTTCTAACGAAGGTAGTGAGGGACTTAAGGCTCTTGTTCAGCAACTAATCACTTGGAAGCCTGACACAAGAAACGCAACAGACTGCGTGATGGCTTTATGGTTCGCAGTGATTCGTGTACGCGAGCTAATGCAACAGAGTTCCCAGTCAGCCAAATGGATGCAAAACCGTTGGGCTACTAGAGCACAAACAGAGAGACGATTCTCGATTAACTTAGATGAAGCTATTGCTGAGCAATGGCAACAAACTTACGGATAGGAACTAAATGTTATCTATTGAACAGATTGCAGCGCGAGTTGACTCGCTACGCTTTCGTAATGCAGACAGGGACGCACGCAACCTTGACGTCCTTGCTGTCCGTAAAGGCCAGATTGCTAGCGTATATCCTGACTTCTTTCCAGATGGAGTAGATGCCAATGTCGTTGCGAATTTTATTGACATTGTTGCTAGAGACTTATCTGAAGTTATGGCACCTCTGCCGGCCGTCAACTGCTCCGCAGCAAACCAAACGAGCGACCGTGCTCGCGCTTTTGCTGATAAGCGTACTCGCATTGCTAGTAATTATTTTGCTCACTCTGACCTATCCGTTCAGATGTATTCGGGAGCGGACTGGTATCTAACCTACGGCTTCTTGCCATTTGTTGTTGAGTTAGATGCAGAAGCTAAGCTACCTCGTATTCGCCTAGAAAACCCAGTGGGTGCTTACCCAGAGTTCGACCGCTATGGTCGTTGCATCGCATTTGCGAAGCGTTATCAATTAACGCTAGGCGAACTTGTTGCTCAGTTCCCTGAATATGAGCGTTCCTTACTTGGTGGACTTGGATACAAGCAGGACCTAAACTCTTTGATTGAGATGGTTCGCTACTATGACAAAGACCAATCAGTAATTTATTTACCAGATAAGAACAACCTTGTATTGTCAACTGTCAAGAATCCTCTTGGTAAGATGATGATTGTTGTAGCACGTAAGCCATCTATCGATGGTGAGATGCGTGGACAGTTCGATGATATCCTAGGTATTCAGTTGCTACGCAACCGCTTCGCGTTGCTTGCAATGGAAGCTGCAGAGAAATCTGTACAGTCTCCAATCGTACTGCCTCAGGATGTGCAAGAGCTACAGCTTGGTGGAGATGCGGTTATCCGTACATCAAACCCAACAGGTGTACGTCGTGTAGAACTTACAATACCACAAGGTGCATTTACAGAACAAACACTTCTTAATCAAGAACTACGCGTTGGTGCTCGCTATCCAGAGAGCCGTACAGGTAACGTCAACGCATCGATTGTCACGGGTCAGGGCGTTCAGGCTCTCATGGGTGCATTCGATACCCAGGTCAAATCCGCACAGGCAATCTTCGCCAGCGCCCTCCGTGATACAATCCAAATCTGTTTTGAAGTTGATGAAAAGATTTTCCCAGCAGAGAAGACCATTCGTGGTGTAGATGCTGGAGCTCCATACGAAATCACCTATAACCCTAAAAAGGACATTAAGGGTGACTATAGCGCTGATGTACGTTATGGTATGCTTGCAGGCTTAAACCCAGCACAGGGTCTTATCTTCATGCTACAAGCACTTGGTGGTAAACTTATCTCCAAGGATATGGCTATGCGTGAATTACCGTTCAGCGTAAACGTTAGCCAAGAAGTTGAGAAGATTGAAATTGAAGATATGCGTGCTGCTTTGCTTACAGCTTTGCAACAGTACACACAGGCTATTCCAACAATTGCATCACAAGGCGGAGACGCTAGCCAGATTGTTGCTAAGATTGCACAGGTGATTAAAGCTCGACAAAAGGGACAAGCAATCGAAGATGCTATTGAAGAAATCTTTGTGCCTGAACAACAGGTTCCTCCTGCTGGTGCCCCAATGGTTGAGCAACCGTCCCCTGCTCCCGGCGCATTGGCAGGAGGCGCTCTTCCTCCAGAAGGTGGAGCACCAGATGTGATGAGCTTACTATCAAGCTTAACCGGCGGAGCTCAGCTTTAATAAGTACCTAAGTATTCAATAAAACGATATAGGAGGAACGATGCCTCAGCAACGCAAAAAAGCTTCGAAGGCTAAGCCTCAAGCAAAGCGCAGAAGGACTACTAAAGAACCAGTATTAGTTAAAATTGATTTCTGGGCTATTGCTGCTAAAGAAGTTTATGATGCTTGCGTACGTGCTGGATTTGATGAAGGAACAGCTATGGCATTTGCAATGGACCGTTCCAGCTATCCTGATTGGATAGTTGACCCGAAAGACCCAATTAAAAATCCATTAGATGATTTTGAAGAGGATGAGGAATAATGGCAGTTGAAAATCGTGGTGGCTTCAGGCCAACAGCTCCTCAGAATAATCCGATGAGTGTTTCACCTATGGGTGGTAATGGTCAATCTGGCAGTTCTGCTGCAAAGAAGACAGCTAAAGCACAACAGCTTCGCATGTCAGGATTACCTACCGGAGAGAATCGAGCTCTGTCGCAACAGATTGTTGCAGGTGGTGGAGTTAAGACTACTGCCCCAGCTGTTGCTAGCGCTGGTATGCCTAGAACTTCAGCTATAAGTTTAGGACGTGGTGCACCAGTAACTCCAATTACAGCGCCTACAGCGCTACCAGAAGAGCCAATTCAGGCTGGCACAACATTACCTGGTGGCCCCGGCCCTGAAGCTTTAACGCTTCCACCACAGCCTGAGGGTGACAAAATGTTTAATTCATCCATTCAAGCATATGCACAACCATTAG